GATATAGTTATAGTAGAATAATTACTATTCGCTAAAAACGTGTAATTACTATTAAAGTAGATTATACACAAACTGTAAACCAAAAACAAGAAACAAAAAATCAAAAATTAATTATTAATCATTAAAAAATTTAAGATATGAAAAAATATTTTATAGTAAACGATGCTGCTGATGATACTGGCATGTGGCCTGTTGAAGCTCTAAGAGCTGTAACTTGCGCTGCGGACGCTACCGTATTAGTTCAGTTTGACGCTGGTTTAACTGATCCAACTGGAGCAACTGCTGATGTTGATACTGTAACACTAACTATCACTGCTGACAAGCAATTAGAAGTTATGAAAGCTATTGCACAAGCTGCTAATGCTACTGGACCTCAATATAGCGATGGTGCTTTAGTTCTTTGTGACGATATTAATTCAGTATTTTTACACGCAGATATTTTATCTTGTACTATTACACTTAACACTATATAGTATTGAGATTAACTAGTCACGATTTACGTGATTTACAAATCCTTAAGTATTACAGGCTCGTTAGAAAATGGGCCTGTAAGACTTATGAGTTGACAGACGCTGATCTTGAGTTACTAATTTATTTAGACTGCAAAGGGCGTTTTACAAGAAATGAATTTATTGACGGTACCTACACAATGAGTTGGGACAAGAACCGTTGGGAAAAATTAAGGAGGAATGGTTGGATAGAAACGTGGAGACACAGAAACAGAACAACCATCAAATACTCTGTATTCAAAACCTCCTTCAAGTGCTCACACTTGATAAGTAGAATATATCGTATACTTTTAGGAGAAGAAGATATACCTACTTCAGAATCAAATGTGTTTTTTAATAACAAATCATACACCGATAAGGTAATGAATAAGTCTATCGATGATATGATAAAAGATAATAAACGATGATAGGAAAATTTATAGGTGGCTTATTCGGCAAAGTAGTAGACAATGCAGAAGGAATACTTGACAAAGTTATTACAACAGACAAAGAAAGAGATGAAGCGAAACTCGCTCTTAGACGGTTATTACTTGACGCCGAGACAGAAGCTTTTAAACAAGAAGTTGAAGACAGAAAAAGTGCACGCGAGATGTATAAAGACGATGCGTTCATTCAAAAAGTCCTTGCAACTTTATTTACAGCAGCCTACTTTGGATTAAGTTTCATGATGTTTAGATTTTTTGTAATGAAAGATATTGAACTAGGTGAATTTGAAATAAGTTTTATTTCTACTATATTCGGAGCTATGAGTGCTAAAGTTAATACGGTAGTCGATTTCTTTTTCGGCGGATCGTCTAAAAAGAATGAACAACAAAATAACAATAAATAATTATGAATAAATTTTTTACAATAAATGTTAATCCAACCTTTACATATACAGAGCGAAATAATGTATTTTCTGATGGAGACGTAATAACAGACTGGTTCGCCTTTGATGTTCCTAATGGTGGAAATAATCTAGTTAGCGCCTACATGATAAGCGAGACAACAAATGGCACACTTCAAACTTTTCACCCTGAAGTATTTTTTGCAAAAGATTTAATAGTTGGTAATAAAACTATAGCTCCTGCTAGTTTAGGTGCCCTTTCAGCATCGGCTGCTGGTGGAACTTATCAAAGACACATTCTAGGATTTCTACAAGCAGAAGAAGACATACAAGTAGCTACAACTTTAGATTTTGCTTTTTTACAAAGATTAAGCACAGTAGCTCAAGCCGGGCAACGACCTGATATTGTTCTTCAAGGAGAACCTGACACTGGCACAGCAAAAGGGCTTAGTAGAATTTATTTAGCTGCGACATGCGTTGACGGAGATGCGGATTTTAGAAGTACTGTTAAAACTAATGGCGGCGGTACAGCTGGGGACACAACTTTAACTGTAGATACAAGTAGCGCATTTAGCATTATATCTGTTGGTGATCAATTAATAGATGAAGACAACCAGGGGTTAGGAATAGTAGAGGCAATAAACGCGGCAGGCACTACAATAACATTTGATAAAAATGGATTATTAAATACCGTGGCAGATAACAAAAGAGTTGTGAGTGTAAGTCCTATAAAATTTGTATTAGGATTTGAAAGATAAAATAAATTATAAATTAAATTAAATTAAATTATGGCAAAAGAAAAAATAGTTGACCTTAAACCTAAGGTTGACAAAATATCAGACGAGCATTTAAAACAATTACAAGAAGTTATAAATGTTGTAAATAACTTACAGTTTAAAATAGGACAGTTAGAAGGACAAAAACACAACTTGTTACACGAGTTAGGATTGTCACAAAAGAAAATTATTGATATGCAAGATGTATTCTCTAAAGAGTATGGCACTGTTGATATTAATGTAACTGATGGAACTATTAATACAAATAAAGATGAAAAATAATATCATCAGAAAAATAACTATAGGTAAAGATTACAAAAATGACTCAATGCACTACGCTGTTGATCAGGAAGTTTATGGTGGCCATAAAATTTGTGATATAATAGAAGAAGAAGATAAGTATTGTATTTATATTAGAAAAGAAGAAGTAGTAATACCATGGAAAGATTTTAATAAAAACATGGCTATATCAATTGAGTATAACTTAGAATATTAATGAATGCTTATAAAGATTTTATTATCGAGCCTATTGGTGATCGTTATAATAACAGTACACGAGTTAATGACAAAGAACTGATACTTAACACTGAAATATTTAATCATCAATACGTAAACAGATTAGCAAAAGTTATCGCTACTCCACTATTATTTCAATCACCTGTTAAAGCAGGTGATGAGGTAATAGTACATCATAACATATTTAGAAGATGGCATGATGTTAAAGGTAGAGAAAAAAATAGTAGATCATATTGGAAAGAAAATAAGTATATAATATCAGAAGATCAAATATATTTATATAATGATAAAGCTATGCCTGGTTTTAGCTTTGTTAAACCGTTAAAAGCTACAAATAAATTTAATACTGAAACTGAAAGGCCATTAATAGGCGTAGTTAAATATTCTGACGGTAATTTTAATATAAATAGTTTAGTAGGGTTTACACCTAACAGTGAATACGAGTTTATTATAAACGGAGAAAGATTATATAGAGTTATGAATAAATTTATTACAATTAAATATGAATATCAAGGAGACGAAGAAGAATATAATCCAAGCTGGGCAAAAAGCAGTTGAAGAATTAATTAAAGTTGCTAAAGAACCTATAGTTGACAGCGACGATGATATATCAGCTGATAGATTAAAAAACGCAGCAGCTACAAAGAAGTTAGCTATATTCGACGCCTTTGAAATACTTAATCGCATTAATGAAGAAGAAAGTATGCTCGAAGGTAAGGTAGAAGAAAAAAAAGAAGTCAAGTTTAAAGGCTTTGCAGAAGGTAGGTCAAAATGAAATACGAACAAAGCTTATATAAAATAGTAGAGCCAATAAGGCAAAACACTATTAAAAGATTAAATAAAGGTAAAAAGTGGAAGTACGGTTACAATAAAGAATCTGATATAATATCTATATCCAAGACGGGCATGATTGGTAATGTTATAGAGATACAAGGTCTGCAAATAGCTTTACCTAAACAACCAAAAGAAATATACAGTTGTAGTAAAGTAAAGTCAGAACAAAAGTGGAAACAGTTTACAGCTAATCCAGCTTTTAAAAAAATTAAAACTGTATTTGACTGGCAAGATTATCCTGATGATTTTAAACAAGATCATTATGAATATATAGACGAAGAGTTCAAAAGAAGAGATGAAGGTTTTTGGTTTATGAATAACGGTAAACCAACTTACATAACAGGTACACATTATATGTATCTACAGTGGAGTAAAATAGATGTAGGCGCTCCTGATTTTAGAGAAGCTAATAGATTATTTTTTATATTCTGGGAAGCTTGTAAGTCAGATAATAGAAGTTATGGTATGTGTTATTTAAAAAATAGACGTTCTGGTTTTTCTTTTATGAGTTCAGCTGAAACAGTTAACTTAGCAACACTTGCTAGTGATAGTAGATTTGGTATACTATCAAAAACTGGAGCTGATGCAAAAAAAATGTTTACAGATAAAGTTGTACCAATAAGTCTCAACTATCCGTTTTTCTTTAAACCAATACAAGATGGTATGGACCGGCCAAAGTCTGAACTCGCATATAGAGTGCCAGCTAAAAAGTTTACTCGTAAGAAGATACGTGAGCGTGAGGAAATGGATGATGTTGAAGGACTTGATACAACTATAGACTGGAAAAATACAGGTGATAATAGTTATGATGGTGAAAAGCTAAATTTATTAGTTCACGACGAAAGTGGTAAGTGGGAAAGACCTGATAATATAAGAAATAATTGGAGAGTTACAAAAACTTGTTTAAGATTAGGTAGTAGAGTCGTAGGTAAATGTATGATGGGTAGTACTAGTAATTCGCTTGACAAAGGTGGTGATAATTTTAAAGAGCTATATAACAACTCTGATGTAACAAAACGAAACCGTAATGGACAAACTAAATCTGGTTTATATTCTTTATTTATTCCTATGGAATGGAATTATGAAGGCTTTATTGATGAATACGGTCAACCAGTTTTTAACAATCCTAAAGAAAATAAAAAAGATCCACAAGGAATTATTATAGACCAAGGAGTTATAGATCATTGGGAAAATGAAGCTGAAGGTTTAAAAGATGATCAAGACGGGCTTAATGAATTTTACAGACAGTTTCCAAGAACTGAAGAGCATGCGTTTAGAGATGAGACAAAAAATAGTTTATTTAATCTTATAAAAATATACGAGCAAATAGATTACAATGAAGGTAACAGAAACTCTTCGGTAATAACGCCTGGTAACTTTCAATGGTTAAATGGTAAAAAAGATACATTAGTTACTTTTAATCCAGACCCTAATGGTAGATTTAAAATAAGCTGGGTACCAGGTACAAAATTACAAAATAACGTTATATTAAAAAATGGCGTAAAATATCCAGGTAATGAACATATAGGAGCATTTGGCTGTGACTCGTATGATATATCTGGAACAGTAGATAAACGAGGATCAAAAGGAGCTTTGCATGGATTAACAAAGTTTTCAATGGAAGACGCTCCAGCAAACACTTTTTTCCTTGAATATATAGCAAGACCACAAACAGCTGAAATATTTTTTGAAGACGTTTTAATGGCGTTAGTGTTTTACGGAATGCCAATACTTGCAGAAAATAATAAACCAAGACTATTATACTATTTAAGAAGAAGAGGGTACAGAGCTTTTAGCATGAACAGACCAGATAAAATTTGGAACAAGTTATCTGTAACTGAAAAAGAAGTAGGTGGCATGCCAAACTCTAGTGAAGACATAAAGCAAGCTCACGCCGCTGCAATTGAAATGTATATTAATGACCATGTTGGTTTATTAAAAGACGGTACTTATGGCACCATGTATTTTAATAATACTTTAAACGACTGGTCTAAATTTGATATAAACAGAAGAACTAAACACGATGCTTCAATAAGCTCAGGACTAGCAGTCATGGCTTGCAACAGACACTTATATAGACCTAATCCAAAGCAAAAACCAAAACCATTAAATTTAAATGTATCTAAATATAATAATAAAGGATTTTCATCTACGATAATTAAAAACAATATATGAGAACAGAACACTCTATACACTTCCCTTCACAAGCAGTTAGCGACATGGAAAAGCTAAGTGAAGATTATGGTTTAAAAGTAGCAAGAGCTATAAGGCACGAATGGTTTTCAGGAACTACATCTAAATATAATAGCCATAAACATAATTTTCATAATCTTAGACTATATGCCAGAGGCGAACAATCAATACAAAAATATAAAAATGAATTATCTATTAACGGTGATTTATCTTATCTTAATTTAGACTGGAAGCCCGTGCCAGTTATTCCAAAATTTGTAGATATAGTAGTTAACGGTATGGCTCAAAGAAACTACGAAATAAATTGTTTTTCTCAAGACGAATTTGGTGTTCAAAAAAGAACTGAATATATGGAATCTATATTACGAGATATAGAATCTAAAAAGTTTAATGACATAGCAATGGAACAGTTTGGTGTTGATTTATATGAAAACGATAAAGAAAAAATACCACAAGATCAAGATGAATTAAAACTACATATGCAACTTGACTTTAAG